TTTGTCTAGTTCTGATTCAACAGCTTTTGACAAATACAATGTTTGTTCAATAAATTCAATGAAATCCCTTACGCCAGCGACATAATGGGAATCCCTGACTCTATCGAGATCCGTCTTATCATCTTCTAATCTCTCCAGTAAACTGAATCGGTATAGATTAAACATTAAGGCGAAATCTTGATTAGATAAAAGCCGTCTGGCAACATCTCCATTTTCAATGAACTTAGATTGCGTTTCGACTTTGTCACTTCTAATATCTCTTGGCTTTGTTCTTTGGTTAAAGTAGCCCGTTATATTGTCCAATAAACTTTTCATTTTCTTCCTTTAGTCCACTTGCACAGCCCTTAATTTGTCTCTTGAAGCAGCCAATGCCTCAAACATGTTGTCAGTGTCAATATCGTCAATTTTCTTTTTAATCAACGCAGTATTAGCCATAACCTCACCCACTTTGGCTTGATTAACCTTGGCTTTGGCTTCCATTTCTTGCTGTTCAGCGCCTGGGGGTTGTTGAGACTTGAGTTTTTGTATCTTCATCCACTCATCTTGCGTGGGTAAATAAGCGTCTACATGGCGAACACCTAAAGCTTCCAATGTGTCTTCATAAGGTCTACGCAATTTTTCAAACATTTCTGGCAATTCGGCAGGGATTTGAAGCATAGCTTGACCAAACTGTTGTTGTGCAGCAGTGATCAATTGCTGACGGGTTAGCCTGTTTTCCTCAGACATAAAGCCCATAGCCAAGTCGATATTGATCATCTTACGATCAATAAATTGGTAATTTTCTACCGCCATAGCATCTAAAAAACCTTGAGCTTCAGGGCACATGGCATGAGCCAATTGATGAATGTTGTAATCATCAGCGTATTGGATCATTGTTTTCCAAATCAAATGAATGACATCTTTTAGTCCAATAGCGCAATTTTTGACCATCTCATCTTGGATCAACTGATTTGGACCCATAGCAGTCTGAAGTTTAAACCCAGAATTGCCGTCTTTCATTACCTCAGGGTTTAACGTGTCTCCAGGCGATGTCATCCCGATCATTGACATTTTCTCGGCCTCAAAACGGCCCATAGCGCTTTCAACGTATTGAAGGTTACCTTGGAGTGGGGCAAACTCAAAAACGTGCTTCATGGGGTCAAATTTGCGGTCCAACACAAACATGGCTGATACACCACGTTGGATTTCTTCAGCATCTACAAAGTCAGGGTTTACACCTATTCTTGGAGTAGACGCTTGCATTGCAAATGACAACTCAGCCCTGCGGATACCAGTGGCGTATTCCTGCATGGGCACAAGGCGTTCAGCAAGGGAATATCCAAAGAAGTTGCCCACAATAGGCTTGGGACACATGTTAGCCAAAGGAATAAAGTCGACTTCCTTGGCGTAAATAACGTAAGACCCTGAATAACAAACTTCAATGATTTCTTCGTTGCCATCATCGTCTATGTCTTTGCGCACCCATGCGGTGGTCAACATCACAACTCTGGAATAACGGTCAGCACCCTGAGAAGCAATCACACCTTGACCAGGCACTGGCGTAGAATCACGGGCGTGTAGGGCTAGATCGTTCTCTAGCGCACCTGCTTGATAAGCTCCAGCAGGACCATAAGCAGCATGATCGGCAAATTGCTCAAGATCAATATAAGGATAAAGAACTTTGGCTTCATGGATGGTCATTGGCTCATAAAAGCCAATAAAGTCTTGATCAGAAATACGGGGAATTGTTGGGTTGCAAACAAAGTAATGTTGAGCAACGTGACGAACTCTGATGTTGGTTGAATAGCCAGTTAATTTGTATTTAGCTCTGTAGATTGTGTTGTTTTTAATGGCTTCGTTTAATTCTTGTCCTGGCGTTTCTTGTTGGTCTTCAGTTTCATCAGGTTGCATTACTTCTTGCATAATGCCTTGCATATCAACGTCAACTTTACGCATGTTTTGACGCTTAGATTCCAAACCTTTTTCAGCAGTCAAAATCTCAAAAGATCTCAGTTGGTCACGGGTTCCAGTAACCTCTTTGTACATTGTGATTGGCTCACGAATTGGCATAACCATTACAATACCGTTTTTGTGAAGTAGGGCATCTTGCGCCCAATCTCTTACAACCGCATAAGCATCGTTTTTGTCATTTAAAAAATGCATGACCATTTCTTGGGCTTGTTCAGCTCCCATTTGGTCATTTTCATTTAAACGCTCAAATTCAAAATTTACACGACCGTCAGGCATCAAACATTTGGTAATTACAGCAGTTGCGTAATCAATTCCAGGCGTAACGATAGGGGCAATGTAGTCAATGCCCCTTACTGGCTCGGTAGAGTTGGATACGGGAATCTGAAGATAGTGGTAATCAGAAAATCGGTTGTAAGTGTTCTTAGACTGGGTTAGACGGAGGTAATCAACCATCTTGACGTAGACTTCGTGGGCCACTTTTTCGACCATACCACGATGGCCTGACTCACTGGCTAAGTTAATAACGACTACGTTTTTTTGGTCTAACATGTTATATCCTTTGGATCTTTCCCTCTACGGGAGTAAATCGTTTAGCCTCAAAAGTGTTAGCACGACTCACCGTTGCTTCCCCATGCCCCTGAATCAATGCCAAAATGCCAATCCTTGCGGAGTCAATATGGTCATCAGGATCACTGAACCTGCCTTGTGCGTCAATTGCGTAATTTCGGCATTCGTCTAAAAACTTCTTACAACTTTCGTGAATCATAAGCGTTTTTCGCTCAAATCCCATACGCATTATATTGATTCCGTAAGATTTATGGTTAGTTACTTTGCCTTGATCATTGGCTGGGTTAAGGATTGCACCTGGGATGCAATTAAGGCCATAGTTATCTTCAAATACTTCTCTAACGCTCTGTTCCGTAAGTGTATATCGCCCTGCCGTTGCCGCATCATGGGGTAGCGCAATCGGAACACCTTTTGATTCTCTATCGAGCAAGTAATGAATGTATTCATCAGGCGTTTCCCCCGAGGGGACTTCAACTTGTCTGTGGAGGTATATAACCTCTTCGACAGGATCACGAAAAAAGAACGAGATAACGGTCGGGTCATTTTTAATCCCTAAATCTAAACTGATCAATCTTTCTAGCAACGGGTTATTGCGTAAATCATAGTCTTTAGAGGTATAAATAGGCCAATCAAGAATAGGAAATACAACCCCAATACCCACCAAAGGAATACCGTTGATACGACATTCTCTTTCCCAAGGCATAAAGTCTCTAGAGAGCTGTTCTCGCTCATCTTTGCTGAAAAAAGGTTCTCCCCATTCATTCTCATAAGGTACATCATTCCAAGTCACCCTGACATGGCAATAACCCTCTACTTGGTCCCAAAACTTCCTGACCAATCCTGTGAGGCCCTTGAGAGGAGTGAATGAACAAATAACCTGTCCATTTCGGGAAGCTGTACGAACCACAAGTTCGGAGAAGGTGTCATCAGGAGGTTGCTCATCAAGCACAACAAGGTCCAACTCATATCCCTGAAGGTGACGTACTTCTTGCGTATAGTTTGAAAAGTAGAGTTTAGATTTGCCACCAGATACATGCCACACCTCGATTGCCAATACGTTGGCTCCATCCGACCGAATAGACTTTACATCAATGGTTTCTTTAGGAATAGCCCCAGAACCCAACTTGTAAGACTGTTTAATATCGTCACAACCTAATAACTTAGACTGTAGCGTTTTTGCAACTTGTTCCCAAGATTCACCAGAACACATGGCAATAATGGGTTGATCCCACCTCTTGCCTTTCCAATCATTTGGGTATCTTCCAGTCAAATGATAGGCAGTCTCAAAGGTAGACGCAATGGTTTTACCAGAACGGTTGGCAGCAATCATTCCCCTGCGGGTATGGGTTTTGCCAGTAGCAAAAAATCTTTTTTGGTATTCAAAAGGACGAAACCATTTGAGTTGATTGAACATCATCTCATAGGCTATTTTGTCCCTCGCCACTTTCATGGCAAGTTTTTGCTCATCATTCATCAGCTTGACGGCTTTCTTACCGCCAGCAATCTTGAGCAGATACTTTAGCGACCTTTCTTTATAGATCGGGGCAACATAATTACTGGCTTCACTTTTTGCCATATTTCTCGCACAAATCCAATAGGATCTCAGCAGCCGATGCCAGGTGATAGATTTCCTCAGGAGTAAGGGACTGCTTGCCCCTTAAATCCTTTTCAAGAATCTCTAAACTCTTTCTGGCACACAGCTCTGTTTGATCATGTAGCTTATGACGAAAGACCGCTGAGTAGTCTTCCATTTACGCCCAAGGATCAGCAATATTTTTAGAGTTAACAGAAACCATGTCTCTATCAATTAAACTCCAAATTCCTGCGCCCTTTTCGCCAACGCAGTATGTGTGAAGCTTTCTACCTTGCTCGGTATAAGAACCATCAACACGCCTCATCAATCTCTCTTCAGTACGGGGGTCCAACCAAGTGATTTTCTCAGGTTGAGGTTGTCCATACTTATTGATCCTTGTTCCCACATTAATGGGTTCAATAGGGCCAACAATCTGATAGGTGATCACGCCACTATCGTATTTACGAAAAGTGATGTGCACTTTTTTATCAGACTGTGGGTCCAAAGGATGAGGCATATTGGTAGCACCGAAATGGTGGACCATTGTGTCTTCAGGGGGAAGGTCTTCACTTCTGAGAGGCAATTGTCTTATGTCATCAACAGGAACCAATTCCTGCTTATTGACGTAAGGGTTTTCGTCACTCACAAAAGCTTCTGGAACCTTCTTTCCTTCCAAAGCGTTCTTTGCAGCAAGGTATTGCTCTTC